CTGTTTGACAAGTTGGACACAAAGGTATTGCAGGACGCGATGGAGAGGAACATGGGGGCAGCAATGGTAAACGGAGCGGTGAAACGCTTTGAGGCTTCCCCATTGGCCAAGGTTGAGGAGGCACCAGTATGATTGCAACCAAGGTAGAACTGCCCTCTGGCATTGCACGCATGAAGTTCTCTGATAAGGAACTGACAGATGTGCTTACCGTTGGGGCAAGGGGTGTGTCGGAATATCTCCGCAAGTTTTACCGGGAGAAGAATGGGAGGGAGAAAAACAAGCTAGGAGGACGAAGGACTAATTTCTGGAGAAAGGTAGGCAACACCGTAAATAATGGCGACCCAAACAGCGACAAATTGGCTAAACCTATTGTGGAAAGCCCCGGGCGCGTTGTGGTTACAATAGGCAGCCCAATTCTCCCTCACAAGATCAAGGGAGGAACGATAAAGCCGGTACGGTCAGGCATACAATACCTCACCATTCCGCTCACACCAGAAGCTTATGACAGAAGGGCAAGGCGTTTTCCTGACCTGTTTGTTGTTAAGAGCAAGAAGGGCAATCTGCTTTTGGTGAAGCCAGACAAGTCTAGCGGGAGTGTTCCGCGCCAGAAGTTCAGCGCCAAGAAGGAGGCGAAGCGGAAGCTGCCTAAGACAGAGAGGCCCAAGAGGGAGAATAAAACTTTGGGTTTAAAGGTGCCAGAGCGGGAGACACCTACCATGCAGGAGGAATCGGGGTTCACCCCTTACTACTTGCTCAAGAAGTCCGTCACGCAGAAGCCTTGGCCAAACAGCATCCCAACTGAAATGCAAATCGTTGATGTATTTAATGAAGGGGTGACTTATTGGGTTGAAACGCTAGGGGAAAGGAAAACAGCTTAATGCCCTTACCCACACCAAATGGAGAACCGAAAGCGGATTTCATTTCAAGCTGCATGGCAAACGATACAATGAAAGAGGAATTTACAAACGAAAAACAGAGGTACGCTGCATGTAATAGCCAATACAAAGCGAAGGGCTATGAGTCGCGGGACGTTGTTCATGCAATCAGTTCAATCATTGCGGGGGATGAGTTGCCAGAAGATATTCAGTATTTACCCCCCGGCAACCACAACATCACGGCAACCAAAAATGGCAAACCGGCTTCGCTCACCGTTGATGTGAGTGCTGCCACAGCCGAGTTGTTGCAGGAATCTTTCGACAAGATAACCGCAGGCGACAAAGAGCAAGTGTTTATTGATTTCAACCACGACGATTCAGAAGCGAGCGGTTGGGTTACCGGCTTCTATTGGGCGGGAGCAGACCCTGAAGTTGGGGGGGTTCGTGCCAAGGTCGAGTGGACAAAGGCAGGAGAGGAAGCCCTGCAAGGCAGGAACTTCAGAAAATTTAGCCCAACATTCACGCTTAATTCAAGAGGCGAGATTGAGGGGACAACTTTGAATGCGGGAGGCTTGGTAAATCGGCCAGCGTTCAAGGACATAACACCGATTGTTGCCTCGGAAGGCGATGATTACAAAACTGAAAGTCAAATGACTGAAGAAGAAAAAGACAAAAAACCAATAGCGGCGCAGGATGATGAGTCCAAGAAAAAGGACGAGACTTCAGCGCAGGAGCTGGCCGAAGTGAAGAAGGAAAACGAAACACTGAAAGCCAAAATCAAGGCGATGGAAGACGACAAGGAGAAGGAGCAAGAAGTTGCTGCTCAAGCTGCCGTTGACAAAGCCGTAGAGGACGGACGCATCCCGCCAAAGGATGAGAAGGTAAAGGCGAAGTGGGTAACCATTTTGCAGACTGACCCATCAGCAATAATGGCCCTTAATGCGCTTCCGATGAACCCCGCCTTTCAGCGAGTGGTGCAAGCCAAGCGTGATGAGGGTGGAGCAACCGAAACGAATGGTGAAGCGCAGATGCGTGCAGCCAAGGAGTATCAAGCTAAAAACGGTTCATCTTTTGAGCAGGCTTGGGATGCCACACGTTATGACAGTCCACAACTGTTTAACTAAAACACACACTAACATACTAATATGGGATCAATAGCAAGAGATACGTCGCTGATCGCGCTAACGCCAGCGGCAGACCAAACTGGAAAAGAGGGCTATGCTGTCAAGATAGCGGCTTTAAAGGCTGCAATTTCAACAGCGGATAGCGGAAACTTCGGCGTAATTGTCGATGGAGAAACCACAACGGGCAAGAGCACGATTGCGGCAATGGCAGGAGCAAGCGGCACGGTAAAGGTTAAGCTGAGCGGCACGGTTGCCCTTGGTGGAAATCTAATGATACACACCGATGGAACTTGGAAGGCGCACGCCAGCACCAAGATCGTGGCAGGGGTGGCTATGGAAGCAGGGGTTGCTGATGAATTAGTTGAGGCAGCTTTGGTTAATTCTTACACGGCCGTCTAACATTCACCAAGGATACTAAAACATTATGGGATTAAGATCACAAGCATCAGTCAATCCGACCCTCACCAATTATGCGAGTGGGGTTCTGAACGATTTGCAATCAGCAACGGCCGATTGGTTGGCGCCACCAGTTCAGGTGCCAGCAACAATTGGACAATACAAGGCTTACGACGATAAGAATGCCTTCCAGACTTATGACACCTCAAGGGGCGTAGGCGGTTCGGCAAGGCGTATCTTCATGGACGTAAGTGAGCCAACCTACAACTGTATGCCACAGGCATTGGAAATATCAATTGATGATTCCGAGCGTGATGCGGCAGGAACCAGTAACCCGTTGGATTTGGAGCAAGCCAAGGTCAAGACTTTGGTGCAGAGCAGCGTTCTCTCACATGAGAAGCACGTTTACTCTGTTGCAGATGATATCACAGCCACTACCACTTCGGTTGGCGGCGGTACAATGGGCGTATGGGGTTCTGCTTCGGTTGACCCTGTTGTACAGTTGGATTACATCATTGAGGCAATTGCCAAGGATACCGGCACGTTGCCAAATGCCATTCTTATGGGCATGACGGCATGGAGGCGTTTTCGCAACAATGCCAAGGTAGTCGCAAAGCAACCGGGTGCAGCGCTTATTGGGTTAAACCAAGGGCAAGCATCCGCAATGCTTATCAATCCATCAACGGAGATTCGTTTGGCCACTATGGCTTACGACACGGCCAAGCAGGGCAAAACTCGCAGTAATTCATTTGTGAATGGCGACGATTGCTATGTGTTTGTTCGCAGCGCAAGCCCGACCATTTACGACCCGTCAGCGTTTAAGACCTTTGTAGGTGGGCGCGGTGGGGTAACGGCGGTGCGCGAGTACCGTGACGAAAGCAGTCGTTCGGACATTTATGCTGTTGATTGGAGTCGAGACGTAAAACTCACCTCATCTATCAGCGTGAAGCGAATCACAACCGCAGATTCGTAAGCCGACCTAATAACAACAACCGGGGGGGAGGGGTGCTCAACCCCCTTCCCTCCATCCTAATTAGAATTTTCAGAAGGAACAAAAGACAATGGCAAATCCACTTTGGTGCAACAACGTAGTGCCTACGGGCGCGGGTACGAGCAGGGTCAGTCAGACCACTGAGCAGGAAGTCAGCTCAAATAGCAGCCGTACATCAATCACTTTTCAGAACATGGGAACAGACGAAATTTATGTTCGCCTAGATTCCACGACACCAACCTCGACCAATGCTCATTATATTCTGTCTGCACCTTCCTCAAGTCTTGGGGGAGATGGAGGGTTTTTGAAGGTTGACGGTTACACAGGGGCAATAAAGACCTATGCCGGGGGCAGTAGCTACACGGTGCAAGTAGTGGAGTACCAGACAACATGAGTGCAACTTTAACGACCCCTAAAACGACCAGCGGCGGCGAGATAATCCGCGAGCTAGTAAACGCCAGCGATGGCCAAGGTCTGCACTTCGACGGTTCGGCTGGCACTTACGTCAATTGTGGTGACTCGTCTATCCTCGACAGTGCAACTCGGTTTTCTGTTGAGGCAATCGCGTCAACTTCATCATCAACTGAGGAGGTTCTTGTTGGCAAAAGATGGAATTACGAATGCTTTGCACTTTACAATAATGCGGCTGGAAATATTTTATTTAAAGTTACCAACGGCAGCAGTACGGCATCGGCGGTTTCGAGCGGAGTATACAACGATGGTAACCCGAAGCACATTGTCGGAACTTGGGATGGTGCAACTTTAAGCATCTACGTCAACGGCAATCTCGATGGCACGGCAACGCTCGCTGGTGGCTCATTGCCGAACACGGACGACAAGCTGGCTCTTGGGGCGCAGGTAAATAATTCGCTGGGCAATAATGCTAATTTCGATGGG